TTCATAAGCCAAGTCATGAATTTTTGACCAAAGATCATCCTGTTCTTCATCTGAGTAGTTACCCAGATTTGGATTCATTGATTGGTATACCAATCTTTGAAGTTGGCTAAGGAGAATCATTGCAATTCTCCTATCTTTACCAACAGGGCATTAATATCATCCATTGATAACCAGCCAATGACATCCCCATTTGCAACAGGGTTGTCATAATGAAGTTTCCAGTTATCTCCCTCGAACTTGATCACTCCAAGTTCATATTTCCCGTCTTCTTTTCCATGAGATATATCATTACGAACAATAGATGCTCCAAATCCATTATCCATTCTTACAACGAGGTGAACGCCACCTATATATACTTTAAGATCTACTATTTTCATGGTTAGCCTCCTCAGACTAATTTATAAGGAATGTTTTTACTTTCTAATACTGCTATCACTGTGGCTCCATTGCCCCAGTAATTAGCATCTACGCAACACATCTGATCATCTCCATAATCAGACATATTGCAATCCTCTGTGAAACGTACACTTTTCCATTCATGTACGTGTTCTTCCTCTGTGTTCATCCAGTCATTCCATGAGTAGTAGACATCTGTTCCACTATCCATTTCCAATCCTGCATTTATGGCATCCTGCCTTTTAAACACTGCTTGCTGACCCATAATCTATCCCCTTGTTTTAAAAATGAAAAAGGCTACTTTCGTAGCCTTATATGGTTTCTGTGTCCATGTATTTACCACAAAATCCTTCTAATCCATCTTTGTAATCCATCTCCCATGAGGGAATCCAATTACAGTATTCTTTCTCTGAAGCTATGTGATGATCCTTCATCACTAATCCTTTGTTCATCAAGATACAACTACCTGTTGTATCGTGACAGAACAACTCAAGCTGTTGCCAATGCCTTTCCATTTGGCATTGTTCAAAACTTTGTTTGTAATCTGGCCAGAATCCATTCTGTACCATATCGCAGTATTGGGTATGGTTTGCTTGTTCTACTTCCTGTAGATCTGATTGATGGTAAGCAATGCCTACCATAATCATTAATAAGACAGTAAGGATGACTTCTTTCATATAGTCCTCCTTACAATTTGATCCCTATCTAATGTAGGGATTGACTGGCATATACAAAACACAAAACTCTTCCCTGAACTTGCTATATGGATCTCCCATCCAAAGATCTTAATTACTTTATTCATGGTTTTTCTCCGGTAGTTTTATCCAAAGTAATATCCCAGTAGTCCGAAGACTACTGTGATGCACCAGTTTAGAAGAATCAGTTTCCAGACATTCATGGCATTTCTGCCTTCATGTCCTTTATCCAATCCTTTCCCAGTTTATCCTGAACTTCCAGAATCTCTTCTGGGGTCAAAGAGTAAATGGCTTCGGCAAGTTCACCTCTTGCGAGGCAAACGTCACCGTATAAATCCAATAACTTTTCAGCAATCTTTTTAATATCTTTTTTCACTTTTGTTTCCTCTCATTGTTTTGGTTTCTTTTAATGGCAGCTTGATACCTCTCTGCCATCTGTTGTTTTTGCCATTCAGGCATTTCTGCCTGTCTATGGATAATTACTGTTTTGCCATTCGGCAATTTGATAACTTTCATGACTATCTATCTCTTGCCTGTAAAAAAAAAACCAATCAGCCGTTTTACGAGAAAAAAATAAAAGCCCCTAATACTTTTCAGTATTAAGGGCTTGGACGACTTAAAAGTCATCGGGATTTACTTCATCTTCCTCTACATCATCGGAAGGAAAGTAAATAGTTCCTACCAGGGTAAATTCCTTGTCCGCAACTTTCGTTGCAGCTTCCAGAATCATCCTGTGTGCCGCGTATTTCTCATTCAAGGGCAAGCCCTTTGGGAGTTTTACGCGGCTGCCATCCTTCTTCACAATGCTGACATTCAGGAATGGAATCCTGTCATCAGATTGTTCAGTACGGTTAGAACGTTTGGTGAAATTGCCCATGATAGTCTCCTTAAGACGTTAGTTAGGGTTAATTGCCACTCACTTGGCGCTTGCGCCAACAAACAGCAACGCGAACATCAACAGCCGGTAACCAAAGGTAAGGCTTTCTCTACGCTCTATCCTTGCGCCCGTCAGTGTTTGTGGGTGTGGTGTTTGTGGGGTTTGCTTGTAAGTGTTTGCGGGTTTACTTACAGCAACGTATAAGAAGGACAGCCATAAAAAAAAAACCCAACCTTTAGGTTGGGTTTAGGGTTTACAGCTTGTCAAACAGTTGTGAAATCCGTTCATAGTCTTTAACCTCTTTAGCGGTAAGAGGGTCTGTGACCAACTCCCTTACGACTTCCTTGCGTATAATACGCAGGGAATCTTTGCCCGTTCCTGTTAAGTCGCGGATAAAAGACAGCAGATCGGCTAGGGTCTGTTTCATGGCGTTTCCTCCTCGGATGTTGATGCCACACACCACGCACTTGTGCGTGCATGGGGGTATACAGCCGTTAATAGGGGGGGGGTGGTTTGGTGTTCGGTCGTTCCTCCCTGAAAGCACTGAACCCTTACTTAATTTTCAAAAATTATAAAACTTTTCCCTAATTTATTTTTTATGTTCCACGTGAAACCTGTATATTTTTACATATGGTTTAAACCGCATAGGAAGGGTTATAAGCTATAGTGTTTTAAAGATGGATAAAGATATGCCCCGAAGCAAGCGTAACGGGTACGAGCGCAGCGCAGCGGAGCGAAGTACGAAAGTGTAGCGCAGCGTAGGGGCAATACTTATACTTGAGAGAAATAAACCAACAAGAGGTAAGTAATATGCAAGACTTTACAGATACAGGAGTGGGAATGGATATGTATGATGACGAAGGATTGGGTATCCCTAAAACAACTGTGTATATGGATGAAATGAGAAGGTTGTATCAGGAGAGTCCAGAGAGATTTAGGGAGGGAGGGGATATGTTTAACAGGTTGAAGGAGGGGGGATTTTCAGAAAGGGATTTAATGGAAGTGAGGGTGCCAGAGATTAGGCCAGTGGTAGAACAGAGTATTGATTGGGGTAAGGTGAATCAGTTTATTAAAGATAGGCAAGCTGAGGAAAAACTTATGAATGCGCGAGAAGGAGAAAGGATACTGATGCAATATGCTAATCCAAATCAGTATATGAATGGAGGTGGGCCACAGGCTATTCCTGATGTAAGGCAACCTGATTTAAATGGAAGGTATGTTAATCCGGGTATAATTCCTGTTGTGGATAGAGCAATAGACAGTATTTACGGGAATGCCCTTAGTTTTGGATTAAGTGGTGCAGCAGCACAGAAGACATATAAGTTAAGCAGGCCATTGGGGATTGGTGGACTTCAAGCAACACATCTTATGAAAGGAGCACCTGCACTTGGACTTGTAGGGTTAGGCATAGATAGTGCACAAGTAGGTTACTTAGCTAATCAACATATGGCGACTAATGAGAACCTTGATGAAACAAACAGAAGGATTGCAGAAGCGGAACAATATAGAAATGCTTTGGGAGAGCAACAAAGAATAGCAAGGCAGCAGCCTGATTATGTTCAGGCATTTGCAACACCAGAGGAAATGGTGGCAGAGGCACGTAGAATGGAGAGTATGAGGCAGGCTCATTTACAAGCTAGAAGGGATGACTATGTGAGTAATCTTAATACCTTTGTGAGGGATCAGGCGGTGCAAAAAGCCAAGCGGTGACCCTTATATGTAATATAATATGTGTGTGCCGTTGCGAAAAACTATAATAAAATCAATGGGTTACAAAATAAAAATAACCATGATTTAGGGCTATTTCTGTGGATTTAGCCCTAATTTATGAGTAAAATTGTAAAACAAGAAGACAAAAAAAAAGGCCAATAAGTGTGTGCTTATTGGCCCAAAGTTTCATCTACCGAGGAGGAACGTGACATGACATCACGGGGAAATATTACTATAAGTCTTGGCCCTAATGAAAGTGTTTCTATACAAAAACCTAGAAGAGATTTAAGAATGAGCAACTATGTAAGGTATGGGGTGAATGATAAAGGGGAGGATTTGTTTGACGTAATGGTTAATGCAAGTCTTGGTTCAATACGGTTGTTTCATGATATGAAGAAGATGAGGGATCAGGAGAGCAATCTGGTTGTGCTTCCCAAGTTGGAGAGTACATCACAGGTTAATCATAGAAATAGTTATATCAGGGAACTGGAAGGACTTGGATTAATTAAGAGAGTAGGGTGTAATAGTATACCGGGGAAGAAGTATCCGGTAAGGACAATATTGATTAATCCAGTGCTGTTAATACCCCGATCAAATGAAGGGTTTAGTATGAGCATGGATATGTGGGAAATATTGGGGGTAGAGAGTGATGGATGTAGGCAGAGCAATGGAGGAGATAACATTCGGGAAGAGAGTATCAAGGACAGCTTGGGTTAGTGGTAGTTATATTGAATTGGTTTATCCGAAGGGTAATGATGACCTGTTTGATGAACCAGTAATACGGATGGTAATAGGGAGTATGCATCTACTGTATACCCCTAATCAGTCAGATATGCTTGCTAATGACTGGTATCTCCCTAACTTCTGTAATTCATAGGAATTTGAATTAAAAGGGATTATTTACTATAGTCTCCTTAAAGAGTAAGGAGATTATATGTCCACAGAGCTTATCTCAATGGAACAGTTTGTTAAGGCTGTTCCTAATCACATAAGAAAGAACATTAACCAAGAGTTAGTGGATCTTATCAATCAAAGTTTAGCTGATCCCAATATGGGAGAAATGTTCAGGGAGAATATCCTTGGTTATACCGGGGTAATGAAGGATGGTAGGTTTAAGATAGAAGACTACGTTAATGCTTGTAAGTATGTAAGCTATAAGCTTATGGGAGATAGCAATGTAGCTGCTTATACCAAGACATTTCCACAGAGGTATCAAGCACTGGTTAATAACGGTACAAGTGATAAGGATATAGCCAGTTATGTCAGTGCGTATAACAAGAATAAGTTGGTTAATCTGATATTTGAGCAGACACTGATACCAGTGCATGTTATGAATGCAGATATACATCAGAAAGCTATCAATCATTTGGCTTATTTGATGTTGAATGCCAAGAGTGAGAAAGTACAGAGTGATAGTGCTGCTAAGTTGGTTGATGCATTGAAAGCACCAGAGGCTACCAAGATTAAGTTGGATATTAGCTTGGCTGAAGGAAGTGTTATTGAGGATTTAAGACAGACAACAAGACAGTTGGCACAACAGCAAAGAGAGTTGATAGAGAGTGGTGCAATGAGAGTGAAAGATGTTGCACATAGTAAGATTATTGATGACGCAGAATATGTAGAGATTCGTAATGACTGAACCAAAGAAAGTAGATGACTATTTGAATGAGGTATCCTTTGAGGATGATCTTCATTATGTTCCTACTGAATTTGCTTTGGAATTTGTGAACTTTATTAAGCTGGTGAATGGAAGTAAGGGAGAGGAGAATAAGACCCCAGTTTTGCATTATAGAATGCTGGATAAACTGGCTAACAAGCAGAAGAGTATCGCTAACCTTGTTTATCGTGGTGCCGCTAAGACCACGTTGTTAGGTGAATACCTGTTCTTGTATTTGGCAACTTATGGCTCCCTCCCTTACTTCGGGGAAGTAAGTTTGGCACTGTATGTATCAGATAGTATTGATAACGGTGTTAAGAATATGAGGAAGAACTTGGAGTATAGATGGGAGGATAGTGAGTTCCTGCAGAAGTATGTTCCCAAGATTAAGTTTACGGATATACGGTGGGAGTTTGAAAACATAGATGGAAAGACTTTTATAGTAAAAGCGTATGGTGCAAAGACAGGAGTACGGGGAGCAAAGGAGATGGGGATACGTCCTCAGTTAGCTGTATTGGATGACTTGGTTTCAGATGAAGATGCAAGGTCTCCTACAGTAATAGCGTCTATAGAAGATACAGTTTACAAAGCAATTAACTTTGCTTTACATCCTACAAGGAGCAAGACTATATGGAGTGGTACTCCCTTTAATGCAAAGGATCCATTGTATAAGGCCGTGGAATCTGGAGCATGGGAAGTCAATGTTTATCCTGTATGTGAGAAGTTTCCTTGTGCAAGAGAAGAGTTTAGAGGTGCATGGGAAGACAGGCATACTTATGAGTATGTTCTTGAGAATTATGAGAAGGCAGTAAAGACAGGTAAGGTAGATACATTCAACCAAGAGTTAATGCTTCGTATCATGAGTGATGAAGATAGATTGGTTCTTGATAGTGAGATCAAGTGGTATAAGAGAGGATTGGTTCTGAATAATAAAGGAGCCTTTAACTTCTACATTACTACGGATTTTGCTACCAGTGAGAGAGAAGGTGCTGACTTTAGCGTAATTTCAGTGTGGGCCTACAATAGTAATGGAGATTGGTTCTGGGTAGATGGTACTTGCAAACGTCAGTTTATGGATAAAAACATTGACGATTTGTTTAGATTGGTTCAAATGTACCGGCCACAACAGGTAGGGATTGAAGTAACAGGACAACAACAAGGATTTGTTTCTTGGTTACTGGATCAAATGGCTACAAGGAATAACTTCTTTACGTTGGCAAGCCAGAATAATAATGGGGTTCCTGGTATCAGGCCCAATGCTAATAAGATGGAAAGATTTAATTTGGTAGTTCCTTGGTTTAAAACTGGGAAAATGTACTTTCCAGAGGAAATGAAATCAGGAAAAGAAATGATTGAGTGTATGGATGAGTTAAAACTTGCTACTCCTAAAGGATTTAAAAGTAAACATGATGATTTTATAGACACTATATCCATGCTTATTGCTCTGCATCCTTGGAAACCATCACCTAATATAGAAATGAAGAAGGGAGAATCTGATATATGGGAGTATGAAAAGCCAGAAGATACAGGTAAGGGCTTTGACTATTATGTAGTTTGAGCTAAGATAAGTGAAAAGGTCTCCACTACTATAAATTATGAAATTATCTGACCTGTTTGAACAACTCTGTGCTGGAGAATTCCGGCAATTCTACATTGGTGGTGCTGATGAAGGTGCTATCCAGCCTGCTAATTATGGGAAAATAGTACCCCATATCAATCTTGCACTAGCAGATCTCTTTAAAAGATTCCCTTTAAAGACTAAAACTCAAGTTATTCAGTTGTATGAACACATTCAACTGTATGTTCTTAACCCTAAGTACGCTTTAACGAACGAATCTTCTACAGAATTGTATAAGTACATCATGGATTCTCCCTATGATCCATTTACAGATGGATCTGAGGTACTGATGATTGAATCTGTGTACGATGAGGAAGGGAAAGAACTGATTCTTAATGATGAATTGGCTACTTATTCCGTATTTACTCCCACGTATAACTCAATTCAAATACCTTATAACGATGAATACAACGCACTTACTGTACAGTACAGGTGTGGTCACCCTAAATTGGTAAGTACTGGTGAAGATGTATTGGATCAAGAGGTAGAAATTACAGCTTCTCATTTATTGGCTGTATTATTGTTTATTGCTGGTAGGTATTTAACTACTTTTGGTACAGCAGAGAATACTCAAGCAGGGATAGACTTCATGAATCGGTATGAGATGGAGTGTGTGCGACTAGAATCACTGAATCTTGTTAATAGAGAAAACACTTCTAATCTTAAATTAGAAGAAAATGACTGGGTGTAAACATGAGTAGAATAGTAAACGATCAAAGAGCTACAACAGCACTGGTAGAACGCTATATCGGTACTGCTTATGACACTGTTAAGCGTGTTGCAGATAACCTTAGTACCTTGCTTGGTCTGCAAGATGACGTAGATGAAGTATTGGGTAGATGGCTTGGAGAACAAGCAAGCAATCCAACACAACGTACTAATGGTGATCCTCTTCAATCTGGAGATCAGTACTACAATACTACTGTAGATAGCTTCAGAATCTACATTGATGATGAATGGCAAGACTGGAAGAACTTGGTTCGTAGACTTCCACCAGAGACAAAGAATCTTACAGCAGGACAATTAGAAGTAACCTTTGTTAATAATGTAAATTATGGTTCTTTATTTGTATCCGGCTCTAATGTAGATAGAGGCAGGTTACTTAAAGATGTTGATTACACTCTTTCTACAGATGGTTTAACTGTTACTCTTACTGAGAGTTATCCTGCGAATAGTAAACTTACGTTTGTTGGTGCTGAGTACGATGTAGTTGGTGCTAGTGATTATGATGTAGCACAAGATGCACGTTTAGATGCTCTTGAAGCAGACAGTAATGCTGGTTGTTCATTGCAAGTACGCAATGGTACTGGTGGAGGTGTACTGGTTACTGCAGCAAGTATGCATGTCAGGCACATTGTTCATGTAACTGGTGCGGGTGCAAGAAGTATTCAGATACCTACTAGTATTATCACTGATGGAACTAAGGTTTATGAGATTACTGTTAAAGATTCTGTTGGTAATGCAAGCGGTGGAAACATTGTTATTACTGGTGAAGGCAGTGAAGATATTGATAATGGGGCAGATTATACGTTGGATACAGATTATCAGTCAGTGACCTTCTATACCTACAATAGTAAATTGTGGATTAAGTAATATGGCTTTTGAGAATCAAGATAGTAGGTTAGACGCAGTAGAAGCGGATATAGTTGCTTTACAAGCTGATGTAGCTGGTAAGCAAAATACGCTGTCTGACGCTAATATAAAAACCAAATATGAAAACAATGCAGATACAAATGCATTTACTGATGCTCTTAAAACAAAGTTAAATGGAATAGAAGCAGGGGCTACTGCTGATCAAAGTAATGCTGAAATTGAGACTGCTTATAATGCTCAAGTTAGTGAAGCTACTCAGGATGAAGCAGAAGCTGGTACATCTTCTACTGTAAGAAGATGGACTGCAGAACGTATTAAACAGTTAGTAGCAGCCTTTACTCATAGCGGTGATGTGATAGGAAGTACTACTCTTACAATTGCCAATAATGCAGTAACTACAGCTAAAGTTAATAATGATGCTATAACCAATGCCAAATTAGCTAATGTAGCTACAGCAACAATTAAAGGTAGAAGTACTGCAGGAACAGGAGATCCTGAAGATCTTACTGCAGCACAAGTAAGAACAATTATTAATGTTGCAGATGGTGCACAAGTAAATCCTTCAATAGTTTCAAAAGCAGATGCAGAAGCAGGTGCTAGTATTACTGTTTATAGTTGGACTCCACAAAGAGTTAAACAAGCTATTGATGCTTTGGCCCCTACATTAAGTATTGGTGCTGGTAGTATAGAAACAAGTCATTTAGCAAATGACAGTGTAGAGAATAATAAATTAGCGGATATGGTGGCTAATAGGATAAAAGGAAGAATAACTTCTGATGGAAATCCACAAGATTTAACAGCAGCTCAAGTCCTTACTATATTAGGTCTTACAGGACACGGTACTCATACAGGTGATGTTACTGGATCAACTACATTAACTATTGCAAATAATGCAGTAACAGTAGGTAAGATAGCTGCGAATGCAGTCACTACTGCTAAGATTAATCCAGGTGCTGTAGATAATACGGTACTTAGTAACATGACCAACTTTACTATTAAGGGAAGACACACTGCTGGCACTGGTGATCCTGAAGATTTAACACCTGCACAAGCTAGAGAAGTTATTGGTGCTCAAAGAAGTATCCATTTTAACTATGCCACTGCTACTACAGATTATATTGAGTACACTAACTCTACTAACTCATATACAAAAGTATGCTCGTTTATATTTGAAGGCACAGATTTTTATGGCTCTGAACCAACAAGTATTAAGTTATTAGTTAGTGCTTCTGCTTCTGGCGGTGGTAGAGGTTATAGATGGAGAATTGTAGATAATAATAGTAGCTTGGTTATTGATGGGCCTGAAGATCAAGATCCTCAGTCTACCAGTTATACTATTATTACTTTCTCTTCTCCAGCTAATATAGATACCTCTGCTGCTATATGGGAATTACAAGTAGCTGACTTAGTTGGTGGGAGTATTGTAGCTCACACAGATAATCCAAGATTACACTCAATATCCATACTGTTTTAAGGTAATGCTATGAAAGACTCAAAAGAAATTCCTATTACTAATGCTGTCCCTCTTACTTATCCCAGTACTGGAAAGTTGGATCCATTTGAGAAAGTTCACATCTCTCATGATGTAACCAATGTTTCATTGGAGTTTGACTATGGTCTTGGGTACAACGAGACTGCTATTGTACAAACAAATGAAGAAGTAACTTACCTTGCACCTGGAGTAGAGAAGATTAAAGTAACTCCTACTGGTTCAGGTAGTATCAGGTTTAAACATTACGGAGACATAGAATGAGTGCTAATTCAGGTTCAGGTATTTTAAGTATTAAACGCATTAGAGAGTTAATCACTTCTGCTATTAGTAATAAAGCAGATTTAGTAAATGGTTTAGTACCTGCTAATCAACTTCCTCCTTCAAGTGGATTATCAAATACAGAATATACACCGACACCTACTATTGCAGGATTGTGGTTTACTACTGAAACCAACTCAGCAAGCAATGGTACTATAAATGGTGTAGGTGTTAGTGCTACAGGACAAAATGGATATGCAGTAGGATCTGATGATAATTTTGTAGTAAGTACTACTAATCAGTACGCAGAGTTTTCTATTACTTCTTTAGTTAATAACCAATATGTAATGATTGGTTTTCTGGATGGTGACCCGCAAGGTGAAGATACTTTCCCACCTGAATGTGTTTATGGTGTTTACATAGTTAATGTTGCCGGTACTTATAAGTACCAAGTAGGACAATTAGTAGGTGGAGGAGAAGTTACTCCAGATCCTGCAGAAACATTCACTGGTTATACAACTGGAGATAAACTTACGGTTGAGTTTAAAGACAATGGTGCTGGAAAAGGAGTTATTCGTTTAAGGAAAAATGGCACTATTGTAAATACTCATACTACATCTGCAGATATTACTTCTGGTACAGATGCTCCAGTAAGGTTTGGAATGTATGTAACAGGTGCCAATGATGTTACGTGTACCCTTTCTCAAACCCCTACATATACTGTAGCCAACTCTACTTATTATCGTGGAGCAGGTGGTAATGTTGTAGTAGAGAATAGTGATATTCCTGCAGATTCAGAATTAAAAGGACTTATAGTATCTGGACTGTCTAGTTCAGTTTATTTAGAAAATGGTTCACAAATAGACAATGGTAATATTATTTGGATTGATTCAAATAATCTTCCTGTTGCTGTAAGTCGTTAATAACATAATAGCCCAAAAGGTAACTAAAAATGCTAACTCGTAAATTTGTTCGTGATTCAATTGGTCATCTTCCTTATGTGAAGAATACTCTTGCTCAGATTCTGGATAAGTATCCAGCTCTTAGTAATGAAGGTTTGGTTGTACAAGTAACAAATCTTAATGATGCTTTGTTCGTAGCTAGAGATGGTTACTATAGACCTCTTAATGGTTCTGCTTGTATTTACAAGAATAAGTATCCTGCTTTTCTTGCCCCTTCAGGAACTATCGAAGCAGATGATGAAAAGATTACTTTGGGTACTGCCTTACCAATTAACTTTGTTAATGGTGTCTGGTTGTATATGGATCCGTCAGGTACTCCTAATCTGACAGAAGGATGGGTATGGGCTGATATGGAGAGTACTACTGTTGGTACTCTTTATGCAGACAGTAATACTTTACTTTCTACTATTAATAACTCTCCTTCTACAACTCCTTTGGCCTTTACAGTAGACGGTACATTTACTGGTTTTACTACTGCTAAAACAGCAGTGTCTTTTACTATTCCTGCTTATGCACTAGCAGATAGGGGTACTTTAGAAGTAAGAGCTGTTATTGTAAGAGGAGAAGATAATCCTGCAGCCACTGCTAACTGTACAATTACATTTGATGGTACAACTATTAGTACTGTAGACCTGAAGCATACTGCTTCACTTGAGCCTACTGGTTATATTCACTCTTTAGTAAAAAATAGTGGTACTTCAAGGCAAATGCTTTTACCTACAGGATTAACAGGATTTGGTGCATCTACTACTTCCGTTACACAACTAGCTAGAGATACTGCTACTGATCTTACTTTTGCAGTGACTTTAGATACTGGTAATGCTGCAGATACTGTAGGTATTATGAGTTTAGAAGTATTTATTCACGAGTAATAAGTAAATTAACCAAGAGTAGAGATAAATGACTGAATACGTTAAGAAAATTGCTTATGTGTTAGATACACCAGGATCTACTACAGAGCAAAATAAACTTAAGACTTCTAATGTGTATAAAAATCTTGCAGAAGCAGTAGCAGATACCACATTAGAAACAGGAATGTTTGTAACTACTCTTGGTTATTATGAAGAAGGTGATGGTGGAGGAGGTATTTATAAAGCTGTAAATTCTAATCCTTCCTATACTTCAAATGTAAACAAAAAAACAGATGCCACAAGTGATACTTGGTTAAAGCTACTGCATAATGGAACAGTAAATATTAGGCAAGCAGGGGCCAAAGGAGATGGGCTTGGTTCTTTAAGTTCTACAAGTGGTACTGATGATACTGATGCCATTCAACAAGTATTGGATATGGCAATAGATGGGGTTATCTCTACAGTAGAAATTCCTCCTGGTGTTTTTAATTTTACACAGCTTAAGTGTTATGATCCTGTAGTACATGATGGTACAAGAGGAAACTTTGCTATTGTAGGAGCAAATCATGTTAATGATTACGCTCTAATTTTTAATTATACAAATGACGGTAGTATTCTTAAATGTATTGAAGATTTTGCAGATCCAGCTTTTGATATAAATGCTGCTATAGTTACTGGAACTGATGCTGGTGATGTTTACGATGTTGACTATGTTATTAGGGGTGTAGTTATAAAAAATCTCAGTATTATAGGCAGAGCAAAAAAACTTATTAGTGCTGACTATACAAATGATTGTTTATTTGAAAACCTGACTATCATTAATAACCCTACTAATGTAGCAGCTACTTCTAATCATGCAGTTATTGTAAGTGGTGGGTATAACACTACTTGGAAGAATATTTCTGTAATGGGTAGTAGGGTCATTAACTCTGTTGATGTTCCCGGTACATACCCTATGGCGGATAACTCTTATGGGTTTTCTATTACAACAAACCAAAGTGTAGGCGGTGGTTTAATAGTAGATGGTTTGGATATTAGAGGATTTAATACTGGATTATTTATTTCTCATCTTGCAAATGTAACAGACGCAGAAAGTTATTCTGGATTAGAGAATGCATGGTTTAATAAAGTAAACTGTACCCTTAATAGAACAAATCTAAGTATTGGTAAATATGAAACCAATATGACTAATAGGACAATGACGTATGGAGATGCTACTACTGTAGATGGTAAAGGACTTATTATAATCCCGTTTGAAAACTCCTATTTCACAACTCCTTATGATACTACAGGATACAATATTGAACTGCAGCATAATGCATCTGTTAGATTCTTAAGATGTACTTTTACTGATTATGCTGGTAATGATCAGACTATGATTAATGTTGCTAATGAATATGCGTTTAGTGGGGAAATTATTAAAAGATCCTCAGAAGGTGGAGTAATTCAAATAGAAGATTCTTTTGTAAGATTTCATGCAGATCAAAAATTTATTTATTTGAGTTCAGACAAATCTTATTACAGAGTTTCCTTACAAAGGATAAATGGATTAACTACCTTAAACTCTACTACAGGATTAGTTAAAGTAAATGATACAACTGCTTTCCGTGGTAGAGTCCTTCTTAAGGATATAAATTTCCAAGGAATAACAGACGTATCCCATGCAAATATGGTTAAGTTTTATTGCCAAGATAATTCTGGAGGAGCTGCACTTAAATTTGTAGACAGTGATTCCTCTGTTCCTTGGATGTTAGATAATGTAATTACTACGGGTACAATATCCTTTGCTAATCGCCCTTACTTACCTAAATATTTACGTGTAGATCTTAGTGGAGGAAACGTAACTGTTACTCTACCATCTGGATTATCTTTATATACTTCTGCCACAACAGAACAAACAGTAACAGATCTTTATAAGCCTACTTATGTGTATGTTAAGGCTGCTACTAACAACCTAATATTTTCTTTGCCAGAGAATACTAAAACCCAGATAGCACAACATATTAGCAATGCTGCTCCAGTTGCTGAAGGTAATGGCCCAATAACTATTACTGCTCCTGATGTTGGGAATATTTTTGAACTTACTCCTGTACATGGAGCTAATTCAAAACTGACTTGGATAATCAGACATTTTGTAGTCTCTTAATTTTAGGTAACTAATATGACTATTCCTTTAGAGAGTAATTTAAGTGCACAGGCAGTTAGTGTTATTTATTCTGGTGCCATTGCTGACGCACCTGATGCCACCACTATAGTAGGTAAATTAGCTAGATTTACTGATGTAGGCCGCGATGGAGGGATACTGGTCGAGGCGACAAGTGGAGGTTACCGGATACTGGGTCGGAGTAACATTTTACCGGCGGACGAGGTCGGACATATAACATTTGGCGGCACCAGTGCTACTTACTCACAGTCCGGCACGACGGTCACAGTTACGCAAACGGCGCACGGTATCCCTACTTGGATGGATGGGAGTACGATTCACCTGACGCAGAATACAGGAACTTTTATAACAGAGCATTGCACTAATCTGGTTGTTACGGGCAACGATACGTTTACTTGTACAAGCGCCACCAGCAGAACGACCTCTGGCAACCTTGGAACCAATATCAACGAGACCTTTTTGCCCTTCTCCTATGTGATACCTTCGGAGTTTGTTTTTGAGATAGGTGACACGATAGCACCGCAGTTTATTGAAGTGTCGAAAAATAGCGCCGGAACAAAAACCAAGCGCACGTACTCAAACGGGGTTGCCCAAGCGGCGATCACAGCGACTACTGGCGGCCTCGTCACATCCCCCGGCGCCGGAACGTTGATCATCATGTCCCCAACTACGTGGGCAAATGCGAGTTTGACGGACACCGGCCCGCGCACTATGGGAAATAAGACATTCACATTCAGCACACAGTTAGCAAGCGCAACGGATTGGGCGTATCGTAAATTTTTTGCAGTAACCTTTACGACGAGGTAATCATGGCAGTACAGTCCTTTGCATGGCCAAGTGAAGAACCCCAGTGGAAAGCCTACATCGCCTCCCTGGAAGAGCCCTACGAACAGGTGAACCACATTGGCCAGACCATTATTTACACCGGGGATTCCATTGCTGAATTAGAGCTTATTAGATCTCCTATTAATTATGGAGTTTCAAATGACCCAGAATAAATCAGAGATAGCTACCTATGTAGGTAGTTGTTTAAGTACGAGTTCTGGTTTATGGATGTGGATGGGGGAGAATCATAATCAAATAGCAGCTATTGGAGTAATAGTGGGTATTATTGTTGGTGTTGTTGGTTTGTTTCTACAGATTTATAAAACGTATAAAGATAAAGATTAATGTCTTACACTGATGAGTTTGGAAATCCTATTCCTAAACCACTAGATGTTATCGTGGGGAATACTATTCAGATTGAATCTGATTTAGTTCAAGGATTAACTGATACTGAATTAAGAGCTACTCCAATATCTAGTATTTCTTATGCAGAGCAGGATGATGCCTATTATCCTGAAGATGGTCTAGTTACTGGAGATGTTAGTTTACGGGTTGACGCAAGTGGTTCTTTAAGAACTAGATCTGCTGTACTAACTGATGAAATTAGTTTCCGAGACGACTTCAGTGGGAACACGCTTTCAACAGATTGGCAGTCAACAGGTAGCGTTAGTATATCTAGTGGCTTTGTAACGCTGGCACTTGGCACAGGGAATGGCACAACAACAAGTATTGTGCGTGAAGGTGACTACTGCCCGTTTGGGTTTCGCAGCGTTTTGTCAGTGTCGCAACGAATTGCAAATCAGTCGATCTACATCGGGCTGATAAATCGTTCTGCCGGAGTTATCCAAGCTGGTGCGTATTTTTTATTAACAGGAACAAACAATAAGAAAATAGCTTGCGTTACCCAATCAGGCGCAGATGCAGGTGACACACAAACAACATCAGGCATTACGTTACCCGCAGGATTATTAACGTCACAACTACTGTACTGGAAGATTGACACATCAAACAACCAAGCGGCATTTCAGGTTTCTGCTGATGGTAAAAACTATGACACGGTTGCCATTCATGTGTTGCATATCCCAAGTCCGTATCAATTGCTTGACGTTGAAATAAGTGGCACAAACTCAGCAGTTGTTACAAACACAAACATTGCTTGTGACCTTGTTTTTACATCAAACCAGAACAGGATACAAATAGATAACGACTTTACTAATGAGCCTGTACCGTCTCAGATTTATGGTGCGTTTGGTTATGGATATAAAGACCTTGTAACCAATGAAACTGGCGCATTAAAAGTTGAACTGTCAGGAAACAATGTATCAGCGTTTGGTGATGCTGAAGTTGTGCCAAGGACTCCATTGATCCAAGGTGATTTTGTTTATGGGTTAAACAATCAACTTATAACATCATCAACTGCAAACGGTGGAACGGCGGACACAAATGCAGGCAGGGCGAGACTACAAACAGGCACTAACGTAGCAGGTAGTGCGGTTATACAGTCAGTAAAGACTGCAAAATATAGGGCAGGTCAGGGTGTCGTTGCACGATGGACAGCAGTTTATACAACAGGAGTTGCAAGCAGTCAGCAAGAATGGGGTGCAGGTAATAGCACTGACGGATATTTGTTTGGTTATGTTGGAACTCAATTTGGTGCTATCTACAGAAATGGTGGTGTACAAACATTTATTCCCCAAGTAGATTGGCTTATTGATCCGTGTGATGGCACTGGTCATAGTGGGTTTACACTTGATCCAACAAAAGGAAATGTTTACCAAGTCAAATACCCGTACCTCGGTTATGGTGATATTAAATTTTACATACTAAGGCCGGGCAGTGAGCAATTCATGTTGGTGCATGTTATTCAGTATGCAAACACATCAGCAGCAACACAGTTGTCAAACCCGAACCTTTCATTTTATGGTTCTGTTACAAACAGTGGGAACAATACAAACCTTATATCTTATTCTGGAAGTTATGGATTTTTCCTGTCTGGTGTCAGAGAGTTTCTTGGGCCTATTTATGGTACCAGCAACTTCAAGACTGCTATTACAACAGAAACAAATCTGCTGACAATACGCAATGCAACTACATACAATGGGGTTCCTAATAGGTCATTGATAAAGTTGAAGTCAATATCGTTTGTTGGTGATTCGGGTAATGGTATTGGTATTTTGCGAGTTTTGAAAAATGCTACTTTGGGAGGAGTTCCAGTATTTAATCCAGTAAGTGGTTCAACAGCTAACAATGGAGTAACAATTACAAGCGGTAATAGTGTTGCTTCAGTTGATACTGCCGGCACTACAATTACAGGTGGAAGTGTACAATTTAACACTGTAGTCGCCAGAAACTCATCAGCGTTTCTTGATGTAACAGACCTAGATATATTTATTGAGCCGGGATCAACAATGACATTTGCCGCAACCGGGCAAGTGTCAATCAACTTTGGCCAAGCCGTAAACTGGGTGGAGGATATATGACCGGAATTTGCATAACTACTGCTTCAACTTATGTAGAGTTAGAATTTAATGACGAGTCCGTTAATTTTGATAATGCAGTTCGCCGCACTTTAGTTGCTTCACAGATGGACATTACACTGAAATCTGATCGCGTAATTGTTAACCATAAAGCAGATTCTTTAGTTTTAGATGTTGATGGATTAAATGGAGCCAGTACTGACTTAATTAATGGGATCGCCTTAGTAGATAACACTGACCTCTATACTAAACTAAAAGAGGCGAAGGGTTAATATGTCTGAAGAAATTGATAAAACAACAGAACAAAGTATTCTGAAAGACGAAGAGATAGAGAGTGCTACTGTCTATAGACATGCTATGGCAGTACTTGCTGATCCTAAAAATAAAGACTTACCTCCTGATGAATTAGCTGAAAAGATTACTGTAAGAGTAGAAGTAGTTAAGAAACATTCATTCTTTGGTCAGTTACAGTTTTTAGTTAAAGAACATTTTAAGAAGGTATTCTCAGTACTATTAAGTGCTATATTTACTATTGTTATGCTATATGCAGAGAAATTGGCTTCCTTTATCAGGAGAATGGCAGAATGATTAACTCTCGTAAGATAGAAGATCTCCATCCTAGAGTTCAGGCTATGTGTAAACTGTTTCTTCAGAAATGTGAAGAAGCAGGTATTGATATATTGGTTACCTCTACTTATAGGGATCATGAATCCCAGAATGCTCTTTATGCTCAAGGTAGAACCAAACCGGGTAATAAAGTAACCAATGCTAAAGGTGGAGAATCCTTCCATAATTGGAGAGTAGCTTTTGATGTAGTGCCTTTAAGGCACGGTAAGCCCGTCTGGGGTACTTCTGGCAATGGCCTAGACCTAGACCCTACTGATGATAACAAGGACGATTTGGAGCTTTGGCAAAGAGTTGGTAAGATAGGTGTAGAGTGTGGATTAGAATGGGCAGGTAACTGGAAGACTTTTAAAGAGTTTCCTCATTTTCAATTCACTGGTGGCAATAACCTGAAAGACTTTCAAAACGGGAAAACCTTATCATGAAAAAAGAATTGCTGTCCAAAATACTCAAACATTTTGTAGATAAATCCAGTCTGGTAAACAAGACTAATGCTACTACTGGAGCAGGAGCAGTTATGCTTACTATTGCTGCTGCTCTTCAAACATATCCAGAACCAAATGCCCAATTAGCAGGTTATTTGCTTGGTGCTATTGGTTTGGTTGTAAGTACTTATACCGATCAAAAATAAGGTAATACTATGAAAATCTTTAACAAAGAAGCCGATTTAGCATTAGCTACATTATCAGCCTATCAATATGTAGAGACTCTAGGCAAAACAACTAGAGGAGATGAACTAGCGGCTAGATTTTATATTATGCCTGAATCTAGTAATTATGATGCTACAGCTAATGATGTTACCTTGGCTAATGGTTTAGTAGCCAGAAAGTTGCATAACATAAGTTTTGTTATGGATGACTGGAATAATGAAATGGTAGCCGCAAAATTAAGCGATACTACCTTTTCTGTTTCAGGTAATTTCACCGATACTTTTGATACTGATAGAAGGATTGAAATTGATAATGGTTCAACTCTTTTTTATGGTGTTGTAGTAAGTGCTGTATATGGTTCAGGATCTACAGTAGTAACAGTAGAGCCAGAAGTAGAAGGTGAAGTAATCCCAACAGGTTCTTTAACAGTAAGAACCTATATTATTACAGACCCACTTGCACCATTAAGAGAAGATTCTGGTTCTTCCATTGTTAAGTTTATTGGTGCCAGTGCAAATGCAGAAGCTCGTAGTGTTCAGTCAAAATTACGGGATATAGTTAGTGTTAAGGATTTTGGAGCAGTAGGTAATGGAGTAGAAGATGACTCTGAAGCTGTACAAAACTTCCTTAATTATCTTGTTACTAACAAACGTAAAGGATTTATGCCAAGGGGTATTTATCGTTGTGAACAACCAATTGTAAGGCCGGCAGATTGGTTAGGAGATCAAAGTAAATATACTGCTAATTTTATTATTGAAGGTGAAGGTAGGATAAGTGATCCAGGTTCTTTGTATTCATGGAATGAGACAATTGATGGAACCATTATTTATTTCCCTTATTTATTAACTGAGCCAACAGGAGCATTCGACATTTCTGAAGAAACTGGAGATCCTTGGTATGGAAAAAATATTGCTTTGCATAGTTTAACTATTATTGGAACAAATAGTACTGGCCCTATCTTGAACACTTCTGGTATTCGTAAAAGTAACTTTACTAATATCAGTGTTTTAAACAAACACAGTACAGGAAGTGGATGGTATGCAAGGAACTGTGATCAGTTATATTTAGAAAATATTTTAATAAGAAGTAATATTACTGTAGGTGATGGAGGTACTTATACAGTATCTACAGGAGCAGGGTTAGATCTAAGAAATCCAGATTTATATTATGAGTCATCGACAGATGTAGACGGTTCTATTTCTGCTTTTGTTAAGGTTTTGGTTTTTGGATATAAAACAGGATTCTACTGTGGTGTAGACAAAGAACTTGGTGATACAAACTATCAAGGAACGCCTACAACTGCAGGACAATTCCAACAGTATAATACCTTTACTTCATGTGGCACTAACTGGTGTGAGACTGGTATATATCTTGGTGATAGATGGAGATCTAATGTATTTACAGGATGTCAGTTTAGAGGCATGAAGTATGGTTTAAGGGCTGGTTCAAGAGCAGAAAACAATACCTTTATTGGTTGTGTATTCAATGCTCAAGGATCAGACACTTACAGCACACACTTTCAAATTGCTGCTGCAGAAATTGGTGTAAGTGGCACAACTTTAGGTAGAAATTTTAATTACAACTCATTTATAAAATGTAGTTTTGTAATAACAGATAATGGAATCCCTAATGGAAACAATACTCTTGTTCTATGGAACAACAACAGTAATGTAGATTCCATAGAAGGAAATTCTTTTATAGAGTGTACTTTTGAAGGAAAACAAGGAAGTTCTTCCTTGTATGCATTTACATTTACTGATGCTACTCCTGTGTTGGTAAACTCTAATATTATTAGAGATTGTATTTTTTCAAACATACAAAATAAGTTTAATGCTTATGAAGGATTATGGGATGTTAAATTATCCAAACAAAAAAATATAACCACTTATGCAAAAACAACAAATGCTACTCCTGTAGAAGCCTTAATACGTTTTACAACAGGACAAACAGGTATCCTTAAATTAACTGTTTTAGCTAATGCTTCAGATCAAAGTTGTATGGGTGCTTGGGAGTTTACTGCAGGTATCCTTTGTTACAATAGTGGTGGTTCACCTACAGTTGATTTAATAGATGATACTTATGCAGAAATTTTTGAAGCTGTGGAAGGTGGAGCATTAGATTGTACTTTGTCAACAACAGCCGGAGTTAATCCTCATTTAATAGTGACTGTTACAGGAGTAGCAGGAAAAAATATTAGTTGGAATATTACAGGTACACTGATGCTTACAACAGGAATGTAATATGCCTAGTTTTAAATATACAACTAGAATACTTCCAGATGGTTACGTGTATCTTCCTGATATGTATGTTGGGGATACACGTTATTATACTGTAAATCTCTTTGATGAGTTCCCAGAATTTTATTTAAAAAATACAGAAAAATATGCAGTCACTGATGCTGGTAATGAAGATGAACATATTGAGTCTGTTGATGGAATTACAAAGTTTGAACTTGATTCTATTGCTTTAAACTTAGGTGCTAATACAGGTATTGATTCTAGTCAAACTATTAATGACACAAAATTTGATAGGTGTTCTTTTGATATAATCGGTGTTACGGCTGGAACTTACTTGTTTCATATAGAAGTAACTGCAAAAGGATATTTATCTAAAACAGATTATGATGCTGCTGGTACAAAAACAGCTATTACAAAAAACATTGCCAGAAAAATAAGAGTATTCTGATATGCAAGAAGATTATGAAAATACTTCTGGTTACATTGAAGAAGAAGAAAAACAAACTAAACCAAAGAAACCTAATTGGAAGAATGCTCCTACTGTTAAAGATTTAAAGAATGATCTTATCTCTGCTCAGTCTGATCATGATTCTCATGTAACAAGTATTGATACTTGGTTAGATAATCTTCATGTACGTGGTGGTGCAAAACTTACTAAGAGAAATGGTAAGTCTGCTATACAGCCAAAGACAATTCGTAAACAATCAGAATGGAGATACGCTTCATTAAGTGAACCATTCTTGGCTACTGAAGAATTATTCACCTGTGCTCCAGTAACTTATGAAGATAAGTTAGCTGCAGAACAAAACCAATTAGTATTGAATAAACAATTTAGAGCAGATGTTAATCGTACTCTGCTTATTGATACTTATGTAAGAGCAGCAGTAGATGAAGGTACTGCTATTCTTAGAACTGGTTGGTGTTATCAGGAAGAAGAAGTAGAAATTGAGTATCCTGTATTCTCATTTGAAGAAGATAATAGTCCTCAAACTATACAGGCATTGGAACAAATAGGAATGATGGCAGAACAAGATCCAGAGAGTTATGCCTCTCTGGCTCCTGAAATGCAACAAGCATTTGCTATGTCTATGGAAACAGGAGTTCCACATATTCCTGTACTCAAGAAGATGCAAAAAGAAAAGATTACCAGGGTAGTTCACAATAAACCTACAGTAGAAGTTTGTGATTATAACGATGTAATAATTGATCCTACTTGTAGGGGAGATTTATCTAAAGCTAACTTTGTTATCTATAAATTTATTGCATCACTTTCTGACTTAGAGAAGTATGGTAGATATTTTGATCTGGATAAAATTGTTATTGATAACGCTTCCATATTAAGTGCAGCAGATTCATCTACAAACGACACTACTACTTCGTTTGAATTCCAAGATAAACCACGTAAACAATTCTGGGTACATGAATATTGGGGTAATTGGGATATTGATGGTTCTGGTATGACTAAAGCCATTGTGGCTACTTTTGTAGGTGATGTTCTTATTCGTTTGGAGGAAAATCCATTTCCCCATAAGAGACCTCCATTTATTGTTGTACCTTATTTACCTGTTAAGAATTCAGTCTATGGTGAACCTGATGGTGCTTTGATTGAAGATAATCAGAAGATCATAGGAGCGGTTACAAGAGGCATGATAGACATCATGGCTCGTAGTGCTAATGGACAACAAGGCACCCGTAAAGATGCTCTGGATCCGATTAATAAGAGGAAATTTGATAAGGGAGAGGATTATGAATTCAATCCTCAAGTAGATCCAAGACAAGCATTTTTTATGCACACCTATCCAGAGATTCCTCAATCTGCTCAGTTTATGTGGAATATGCAACAGGCAGAAGCAGAAGGTATTACTGGTGTTAAAGCATTCACTGGTGGCCTCTCAGGAGACGCTCTAGGATCTACTGCAACAGGTGTCAGAGGAGTATTGGATGCAGCAGCTAAGAGAGAACTAGGTATCCTTAGAAGACTTGCTGCAGGGATTATTGAAGTAGGTAGACACTTCATGAGTATGAATGGAGAGTTTCTTTCTGAGGAAGAAATTATCAGGATTACAAATGATGAGTTTGTTCCAGTAAGAAGAGATGATCTTTCAGGTAAAGTCGATATTACTTTGAGGATTACGACTGCTGAAGAAGATAATATCAAAGCACAAGAATTGGCCTTTATGATTCAAACAACCAGTCAGAATATGGGACCACAGTTTACTCAACTTATTCTGTCTGACATTGCTAAACTTCGTAAGATGCCTGATCTTGCTAAAGCAATCAAAGAGTTTCAGCCACCACCTCCTGATCCTATGCAAGTACAGATTCAACAAATGCAAATGCAGAAGTTGGCTCTGGAGATGGAAGAAATCAGAAGTAGAACAGCAGAGAACCAAGCTAATACTGCATTCTATAATTCAAGAAGAGCTAATACTGATAGTGATACAGATCTTAAGAATCTTGAGTTCTTGGAAATTCAACAAGGAGTACGACATGCTAGAGATGTAGATAAGATTACATCACAAGCTGTCGCTCAAACTAAGAAGAGTGTAATAGAAAGTCAATTACCGAAAGGTAAATAAGGAATTACTCTGTTAAAGCAGAGTATGTGTAGCCTCAACTCTACCTACAATCCTGTAAAGAGTGAGTAAATTAAACATAAGCAACAGGGGAAATCCTATGTCACAAGTAAGAGAAATTGAATTAACTATTGAAGAAGCTAAAAAGAAAATAGAGAAGAAGAATAAGCTGCTTCAGCTTATTGATAATCCTCTATTTGATGAGATTATTACTAAAGGATACTTTGAACTGGAACCACAAAGGTTGGCAGTAATCAGTGCTGAACCTTCATTACTGGATGCTGATAGTCAGAAGAACATTGCTATCAGGTTACAGTCTATTGGTTTCCTTAGACAATATTTCCTTAACATTCGTAGAGAAGCTGCTATGGCAGAGAAAGCTATAGCTGATGGTGAAGAAGAACTGACTGCTATTAGGCAGGAAGAAGTAGGAGGTTAATATGGATAATGAACCAGACTTTTTGAGTATGTCTGATGAGGAAGTGGCAAATATGCCCTTCCCTCCTATGAGTAGCCAAGAAGAGCCTACTACCCAAGAACAAGAAACTTCAGAAGAACAGAATGTAGAAGAAAGCAGTCAAAGTACTGATAACCTTGACAATTCTGAGAATTCGGATAATAGTTATAGTGAAGAAGAGGTTATTACCGAAGAAACAAATGTAGAACAACCTTCTACTGAAACTTCAGGCGATGAACCGAACTATAAGGAACTCTACAATGAAGTCTTTAAACCATTCAAAGCGAATGGAAAAGAGATTCAAGTAGAGAGTCCAGAAGATGTCCGGCAACTCATGCAGATGGGTGCAAATTACAATAAGAAGATGGCGGCCTTAAAACCACATCTGAAGATTGTAAAGATGCTGGAAAATAATGGATTGTTGGACGAAGCCAAACTTAGTTATCTTATAGATTTGGATAAAAAGAATCCAAAGGCTATAGCGAAATTAGTTGGTGAGAGTCAGATTGATCCAATGGATTTGGATGTAAATAGTGGCAAAGAGTATGCACCGAATACTTACACTGTTAGCGATGGAGAGATGGCTTTAGAGCAAGTACTGTCCGATATACGTGACACCTCTGCCTATAGTACTACTCTGGATGTTGTTAATAATAAGTGGGACGATGCAAGTCGGAGAGCTATTTTAAGTAATCCTGAAAGCTTGAAGGTCATTAATAACCATATCGAAGCAGGTGTTTACGATAAGGTAATGGCTATAGTGGACAGGGAAAGATTGTTAGGAAGGCTGCAAGGCGTTTCTGACATTGATGCTTACAAACAGATTGGTACTGCAATGCAACAACAGGGTCACTTTGGGAAATCCCAAAAACCACAGATGGGGCGTAGCAATGTATCAACCGATAAGCAACAAACTATGGCAGACAAGAAAAAGGCTGCTGCAGTACCCACTGGTAAAGGCAAACAGAATGGCCCTTCAGATAACATCAATCCTTTGGAGATGTCAGATGAAGAGTTTGAGAAGTATGCCAAACAACATTTTAAACATATTCGTTAATAGGTGAAAAATTATGTCTCTTTACTCTCCTGAAAACCCCTATGGTGGGGTTAAATATGGTACAGGTTCCAACAGTTCTGTTGGTACTCAAATCCGTACAGACTTCTATAAGAAGAAAGCTCTTATTGAAGCTGCTAAAGATATGGTATTTGGTCAGCTTGCTGATGTAACTACCATGCCTAAAAACTTTGGCAAAACCATTAAATGTTACCATTATCTTCCATTGTTGGATGATTCTAACCTCAATGATCAAGGTATTGATGCTGATGGTGCTACTACCAATTATAAAGTAACTTTTGAGTTTACTTATGTTGGAACACCTTATGCAACTTATAGTGCATTGCCTGCAGTGGATAAAACCAATGCCTTTGCAAATATGTTGATTGCATCGAAAGGCACCAATGGTAATCTTTCTCATTACCTTATTGGTGAAGGCAATAGTGCTGCCAATGCTGTAACTGCAGCAAAAGTACAAGCAACTGTTACCGCCTTTGTAGAAAACATTACTCAGGGGGAATATACCTGGGACACCAACTTTGCTACTACGATTAATAATCTGCAAGCTGCTGGTTGGTGGATAACTACTGATGCTGAATCCGATCATGGCTATGGTGTGATGGACGCATCTGCCGCTAAATTGGATGGCGGAAACCTGTATGGTTCTTCTAAAGATGTCGGTACTATTCAAGGTAAATTGCCTCTCCTGTCAGAAACTGGTGGTCGAGTAAACCGTGTAGGCTTTAAGCGTATTTCTCTTGAAGGCACCATTGAAAAATTTGGTTTCTTTGACGAATACACCCAAGAGTCTCTGGACTTTGATACCGATGAAGAACTGTTGATGCATATCAACCGTGAAATGGTACGTGGTGCAAATGAGATTACAGAAGATTTGATTCAAATTGATCTGTTGAACTCTGCGGGTGTTCTTCGTTTTGGTGGGGATGCTACAGCTACTGCTGACTTGACTGGTGAAACTGGTAGTACTATCAGTGTTCTGACCTACGAAGATCTGATGCGTCTGAGTATTGATTTGGATGAAAACCGTTGTCCAAAACATACTACCATCATCACTGGTTCTCGTATGATTGATACCCGTACTATTGATTCTTGCCGTGTCCTGTACATTGGTAATGAATTGGTTCCAATGATGAAACGTATGGAAGATTTGTTTGGTAACCAAGCATTTATTCCAGTACAACAATACGCTGATGCAGGTAATACTGTAATGGGTGAAATTGGTTCAATCGACAATTTCCGTATTGTAGTAGTGCGTGAAATGATGCATTGGGAAGCTGCAGGTGCTACTGTGACCACCAATGCTGGTTATCGTACAGGTATTGATAGCGGTACTGAAAAGTACAACGTATATCCTGCCCTGTGTGTTGGTGATGGCTCATTTACTACTGTTGGTTTTCAAACTGATGGTAAGACAGTGAAGTTCGTCATTACTCACAAGAAGCCTGGTGAACAGACTGCTGATCGTAATGATCCTTATGGTGAAATCGGATTCATGTCTATCAAGTGGTACTATGGCTTTATGCTGTTGCGTCCTGAGCGTATTGCTCTGGCCAAATGTGTTGCTGAGTGGTAATCACTGAGTAACGCTTAAGGGGGCTACCTAGATGGGTAGCCCTTTTTTTAACCAGTGGGTATTCACCCCACTTAAATCAAGAACTTAGAGGAAACAACTATGTCAGAAGAACAAATGCCTGATGAACTAACCCTGCTTCAAGAACGTGCTAAAAAGATGGGAATCAAATTCCATCCAAATATCTCTCTTGAGAAATTGAAAGAGAAAGTCGCTTCAAAAATGGAGGGTAAACCTGATGAAGAAGAAGAAACAAAAACCGTACAAGTAACTCCTACTCCAACAGTACAAGTTGTTAAACCAACTAAAGCTCAGTTGAGGGCAGCCAAGTTTAAAGAAGCGAACAAACTTGTTCGTGTAAACATAACTTGCATGAATGGCCATAAGAAAGATTGGCAAGGTGAAGTATTTACCGCCAGTAATTCTGTAATTGGTTCTATCAAGAAGTATGTTCCTTTTAATGTTGATTGGCATGTACCAACTATTATTCTTAACATGATTAAAGAAAGAAAGTATCAAACTTTTTACACTGTAAAAGATAGTAGAGGTAACTCAATTAGGAAGGGTAAACTGGTTCCTGAGTTTGCTATTAGAGAGTTGGATCCTCTTACAGAGAAAGAGTTAAAGGAATTAGCACAAAGACAGCGTATGGCTTCTGGAACTGCAGAAGCATTGACTTAATAGGTATTGAGCATGACTGAAATAGACAAGACAGATGTTACAGAGGTAGTCATTACAGGGAGTGGAACATTTGACCACTTGATGAAAGCGGTTAATGCTCAATTACAAAGTCAGTATGAGAAAAACCAGATACGGGGTACAGATTTTGCTAATCTGTATTCCGCATCTATTGTTGCTGTTATTCAACAAGCAATTCAATTTGAGTTAAGTAAAGATACTGCTGCTAAACAAGCAGACTTACTCACTGCTCAACGTCTTCAAGTTGAAGCTGAGACTCTTAATGTACCTAAGCAAGGGGTATTGCTTGATAAACAAGCAGAACAACTTGATGCCCAAATTGCTCAGACAATTAAGCAAACAGAATTAATTGATAAACAGATTGAACAGATTGATGCTGAGATTGCACAGATCCAAGCCAATACTGCTAATCTGGAAATCCAAGGCAGATTACTTGAGAAACAGATTCTGCTTACTACTGTTCAAATAGAACAAGCTGAAAAAGAACTTCTTAAAGCAGATGCTGAAATCGCTTTAATGGAAGTGAACAAAGATAAAGTATTGTCTGATATTGAGATAAATGAGAAGCAGTTGGAACAGATGACTGCTACTATCGCAAATACTGAAGCACAGACACAACTTACCTTAAAGAATATTGAAAAAGCAGATTCTGAAATTGCTCTTGCAGAAATACAGGTAGAACTTGCTGAACTGCAGAAAGGTTTGGTTGCTGCACAGATAGCTACTGCTGAAGCACAAATACTCTTAACAGAACAAAAAATTAAGACTGAAAAAGCAGAGATTAATGATACTGTTGATGGCAATCCTCTAGCAGGAAAAATTGGTAAATCCATCCTGCTAATGGAAAGACAAGCAGATGGTTTCCTTAGAGATGCAGAGATTCAAGCAGCTAAACTTTACACAGACTTGTGGAATGTAGCCAAGTCTGTAAGTGGTGCTGATTTGTATGATGCATTTGTTCTTGGAGATAATGCTAATGAGTGGGAGAGAGATGAGGACGGTGCTTTGATTAGACCTAAGTATAATTCTCCATACGAATCTGTATCTAAACTTCAAACAGTACTTAATAAGGTCAGGGAAGGTATAGGTGCAGATGAATAATGGGAAAGAGAATTGTAAGGCAGACGCAAAATTTTACTCTTTTTCCTGAAGAGGAAGAAGATGGAGAAGTTACAACAAAAAATCTGGATGTTGTATTCGCTGCCTTAACTGGACAGGATATTGGTAAAGCAGTCAAAGATTCCATAATAAAAAATTCATTTGTAAATACCAATGCTTATTATGCATATGGTAAAGATGTACATGATTTTGGTTTACCAACTTTTACAAGAACTAGGGAAGAGTATACTCTTGATGAAACCAAGTTAAAGGAATTACTTGCAACGTATTATGTAAATTACTCTGCAGATAGTTTTGTAATCAATGACACCAAATATTCTAGTGAAGGAATATCTCCTGGTTTAAATGCCAATAAACCGGCTCTTATTAATCTAGTTAGAATTCATTTACAAAGATTTTGTGGTTTAGGACTTAATGATGTTCTTGACCTAAGAAAAGCATATCCTTTATTTGTACCTAGAGACATAGTTACCTTTGGTAATGAACTGAATTGGTTCTTTGTTTTTAAAGACATTAGGATTGAATCAGATATTACAAGAATAACTGTAGATGACACTGCTGAAGATGCTGCTGATTTAGAAGATACTAAGTTATATGCAGTATTTGACTACTATGCTAGAGCAAATCCAGAAGATATTAACGAATGGGAAATAGAACTTCCTATTGAGATATTTCAAGAAGACAGTGATCCAGTAAATATTACTTCTAGTTATTTAGACTTTGAACAAATAACAAGACAACAAGTTCCTCATGTATTATTGGCTACCTATTCAGAGATTAACTTCTCAATTATTGATGAGCCTAATAGTATTGAAATTCTGGATCAGACTTATGTAGTAGCAAAAGACTTTTATATAGACAGTCAAGTAATAACTCGCCCAGATAATGCTCCTTATATAGAAGACTTATTGGTTCTAACCAATGTAACTTCAACTAATTCTTCAGATGTATTTCCTATATGTCCATTAATAATTGATGGTATTAGGTTTAATGATAATGATACTGTAAAGGATTTGTTAGAGAGTTACGGTAAGAACTTCTATGGAAAGACTAAAACTTTAGCTGCAATATTAGGATTACCTTTTGATAATATTATCTCCAGCATAGAAGGAGATAAAAATAAGAAGTTTATTAAGTTAGCTTATATTTACTTAGGTGTGAGTCTACGTCCAAAGAATAAATATGAAGCAGAATACTTATTTGATTTCTTGGATTCAGAAATTACAGAAGACACAAGTTCATTAAAGTATGAGATGTATCTAAATACGCCTAATGCAGAATGGGATGTATTAAAGAGAGTAACACTTAGTAGTATAAGTAGATCTGTTTATTCAGGAGAATTACCAGAGGAGGTATTAACTTCTGGTTTATTCTTGGATGGTTATGTTGTTTATAACAAGGAAGAAACTACTTATGAAGCAACAGAAGATGGATCTGTACAAATACCAGTTAAGTACTATACAACCAGTCTTTATAAAAAAACAGGAACATCCTCTCACTCATTAATAACTTATGCTAATCCAACAGAAATAAATTCTGTTAATGGTAAGTTAAGAGAAGCCAATATTCCAAGAATACCAATTGTAAAATCTTACTTTGATGCATTTTCATTTAGAAGTAAAAAGGATTTATTAAATCATTCCTTTACTTGTACTTTAGCAATAAGAGCTAAAATTGATGAACCAAGTACATTTGAAAAAATATTACCGCAAATACTTCAAATAGGAGCTATTGTTATTATGGTGTATTCCTTTGGTACTGCATCCTCTATATCTGCAGCTTTACTACAAATAGCAGTAACACTGGCAATAACCTATGCTCTTACTGAAATATTCAAGTTTATTGCAGATAAGGTAGGTGGAGATCTAGGAAAAGTACTCGCTGTAGCGGCTGTAATAGCCACCATATACGTTGCAAGCCAGTATGGGTATATGGGACAGATGAATACTGTGGAAGGTGCTATAGCAGCTACAAACGCTACTGTAGGAGCTTACGCATCTTATACTGAAGTAGAGATGGATCGTCTGCAAAAAGAGGCGAAAAAGTTTGATAAGAAGATGGATAGTATGTGGAAAGAACTGGAGGAAGCCAGAAAGAGCTTGGAGAACATCAAAGATCCAGAATTATTTGCTTTACTACAGGATTTACCTGAAGATTTTGGTATACTTTTAGAAGAACCCCAAGAATTTTATTATAGAACCAAGTATGTGAGGAATCCTGGGATTCTCACCATACAGAACAGCAAATCCTTTGTACGCCGGAAACTTGAGTTACCGGATTATATTAAAAATAGAAATGTGGTGGTGTAATTATGGTTGGCTTTGATGAATACTTTTTTGAAATGAATCCTGCTCCTTCTAATACTAGAAGGTTTCCTAATTATAGTAAGACAACTAACCAAAGTGAATTTTGGGTTCCTAATTTTGGTTTAGCTCAAATGGATGCTAAATTACCTATACAGACTAGGGGAGCATCAGTAAGTGTTCCTGCTAATGCAGGAAAGACTGTAGTCTTACAAAACAGAACTATTACTGGGCAAAACCCTACTCAACCAGAGGAATATAATACTATTGAAGAAATTATAGGTTTGGGTAATTCAGGTAATGGTGTTAAAAAAGATTATATTAGTGGTGGGGCTGGAAGTAAGTATTCTCAAAGTGCTTCTAATGTAATGAGTGATTCTTCAGTTACAAGTTCGCAAGTTAATCCTGATAATACAAGACAAACTATAGCAAAAGCATATAAACCTGCTACTACGGTAGATACTAATAGATTATCAGCAGATGTTGCTAAACAAAGAGCAGCAGACATGCAAACTCTTCCTTCTGCTAAACCAAGTAATACTTTTGTAGAAGCAACTTCTTTAGAAGATATGTTTCCATCTGGTATTCCTACAGCAGGAAAACCTGTTGTAGAAACTCCTTTTGTAGAAGCAGATTCTTTAGAAAATCTTTTTCCAGACATACAAAGAGCAGTTCCTGAAGATTTAGTAGCACAACAACAAGCTAATTATCAAAATAGATTAGCAGATGCAGAAATGGCAAAAGCTAATGCTATGAAAGCAATGAATCCTTGGAATCAAGCATTTGGAGTAGCTAATGCTGCTGTAGGTTTATATGGAGCATATCTTGGTAAGCAAAACTTAGATTTAAGTCGTGATATGTTTAAAGAAAATAGAAGACTGGGTAGAATTAATGTAAGTAACCAAGTTAATATGTTAGAAGATCAAATGCGTACCCAAGCAAGAGCTATCAATGCTATGGGATATGGCAGATCAGAAGACAAAGCTGTTAAAGATTTAGGTTTGAGGAGATTATAAAATGGCTACTAAAGACCTTAAATGGGATGCTATAAGCACTTCCCAAGGTGCGTATCCTTCTTCAATGAATGCCTCTGTAGGTATTATTACAGATAACCTTACTAAGGCTCTTAAGTCAGCACAAGAAGCTGTAGCTATTGGTAAATCTGCTCCTGTAATAGATGCAGAAGCTAAAGCTTCAATAGCTAAAAAAGAATTTGAAACAGCAGAATTTACAGATAAGCGTCAACAGGAATTGTTGAATAGAAAGAATGCTGCAGAAGATAGAATTATTGCAGCACAAATGCGAGATTTTGAAAAGAAATTTAAAGAAGATGAGCAACTTGCTAGAATAAAGGATATGGAAAGAAATGATGCTTTAAGAGCTGCAGAATTAGCTAATAGTGCAGAAGGATTAAGAGCACAAAGAGAAGCCGCTGCACTAGCTAAAAGAGCTGCTGATTTACAGTACACACAAATACAATCAAGTATATTTGCAAATAATGAAATAGATGCTTACATGAATACCCAATTAGACAAAGCTAAAAAAGCTCGCGACTTTTATGCTAAAACAGTAAAAGGAAATCCGCTTATTGCTGGTTTTGATCCACAAAACGGTACTATCGAGACTATTTATTCAAGCATAGATCCTACTACTACAAAAGGTAAAGCGCAGTTAGAAAAAACTCAAATTGACGCTATAGCCAAACATCTTCGAGAAAATGATCCTACAGGAACTCTTACTATTGCAGGATCTTTAGAAAAAGCAAGACAACAGTTACCTAAATTTCAAAAAGACTTATTGGACAGACAGTTTGAAATAAAAGATTACATTAGTAATAAGGATAACTTGATAGATTCAGAAGCAGATAGACAGAAAAAACTTGCTGAACTTAGAAGTAATTTCCCTTATTTAAATCCTGAAAGTTATTTAGGTTTGAGTAAAAAGTTACAGGACTTTGATGTAAATAAAGGCATAAATTTGCCAGAACAAGGAGTAACTGCCCTTGCAGGTACGGCTGCAGGACAACAAGCAGAACTTATAACCTCTGAACAAAATTATACTGCACAAGTAACTCCTCTTCAGACAGATGTAAACGATTATAAATCTAAATATATTTCTCCTACTCATGGTAAAACAAATACAGAAATATTAAGTAATTGGGCTAAAAGTGCTCAAATTAAAGATAAATACTTTACTACAAAAGTATTGCCTTTATTGAGTCAAGCACTAAAAGAAAGTGCTAATGATGCAAATTTGGCACCATTACAATCTTCTATGGTTACACAAAAATTAGATCAAAATGGGCAACCTACGGGAGAATTAATTAGTTATAAAATAGGGAATGTAAATGATTTACCATCAGCAGTAGTTTTGGATATTTTACAAAGTTTACCTATTGAAGAAAATGATGATGGAGAAATGGCAATAGCTGCTGAAGGTTGGTTTGAAGATACAGATAATGATGCATGGAATAGTGAAATAAAAGCACGAATTAAGTCTGCTTTAGAACCCGCTATACAAAGACATTTAACATTTTTAGATAATAGTAAACAAGTTGAAGCTATGAAGAATAACTATAATGCTACTAGAGAGAAAAAACTTTTAGAACAAGCAGCAGAACTTGCTCGACAAAAAAGAGAGTGGGAAGCTAAAGGTGGAAGTGTCCCAAAGTTCTTTTTTACCAATAACGCTCAGTAATTAGGAAATAAGCATGGCTAACTTTTTTGATTATTTTTCTGAAGATAAAACTACCCCTAATGAAGATTTTCAAGAATCAGGAAGTACAGGAATAAGTTCTACTCCTACAGTACATGAAGATGGAAGAGTTACTGTAGGTATAAACCATGATTTATCAGATCCAATTTCAGATATAAAAATGAAACAAGCCGGTATACCAGATTGGTATGCTAGGGGTATTCGTTCTGGAGAATTGCCATTAACAACAGAAATGGCTTCTAATCTTTTTGCAGTGGATAAAGCATATGCTAGTGGAGAGTTGTCCTTAACTCCAGAAGAAGAATACGCACAAAGACATCCAGAGTATGCCAGACTTAAAGATAATAAAGAAAATATTGGTTTATTGGCTAGTCCTTCTTACATTGAAAAAGCTGTTATAAAAGACAGAAAAGCACAAGAACTTACAATAGCAGAAGAAAATAAGTTATTTACTACCAGCAGGGCGTTAGCAGAAAAAACCAAAAAAATTGGTATTCCAACAAATTTTGAAGAATTTACTGCATTAAATCCTACTGCTTCTTATGATCAAGAACAGGCATTTATAAAAAGCAGAACACAACAAATTATTCAGGAAGAAAAAGATAAATTAGGAGAAGATTTATCTGCCAGTGTAGGAGAACATATAACAGATGTAGGTATTGGTCTAGCTCAATTTGCTGTTGATACTGCATCCTTTGCAACTACAGTTGCAGACCTATCTGCAAGGGGATATGGCACAGCTATAGAAGCTTTGTTTAATAAGGATATGCCATCTTTAGTAGATGATCCTACTAAAGGATTTAGAGAAATAAATGAATGGTTAGATGAACAGAAATCAGATGCGTTAAAACAATCTGAACTCAGAGCTGCTCTTGATGCAGAAGACAAAAAAGCACAACAAGAGTATGAACTTGCTCTTGCATACAAAGATAACAATGAACCAGGAATATTATCCTTCTTAAATGAAGCAGGAAAATCTGCTGCAGGAACAATTAGTTCCTTAGTAAAAAATCCTCATGCTTTAAGCCATGAAGTAGTTCGTACACTTCCTAACTTATTACTTGCTATGGGTATTGGTAGTAAGGTAGCAGGAGCTTCTTTAAATAAGATAGCTAAATCTACTGCTGCTACTTTAATGACAGGTGGTGTTCTTAAAGCAGAAGAAAAAGCTTTTTTAAAAGAAATTGCGGATAAGGGACTTAGTAAAAAACTATTAAGAGAAGGTTCTCCAGAACTTGAGGATGTTCAAAAGAAATTAAAAGATGTTCTTAGTGCGGAAGAAACTACTGGAAAAATTGCTTATGAAACAGGGAAGGCAATGACTATTTTTACTGCAGCTCAAGAGGGTGCATCTAATGCTTCTCAAGTTGTAGATCAAATTATGTCTATGAGTAGGGAAGAATTAGAAAAAACTAAAGGATACCAAGACGCTAAGAAATCCAATCCAAATGCTTCTTTTGAAGAAATTAGAAGGGATATGGCTACAGAAGCAGGTAGTGTTACTGGATTGCTTGCGACAATGTTTGGTGTATTACCTGCAACAATATCTTCTGGCGTATTTGCAAAACATATTGTTAATAGAGGTGCTTCACAAGGGTTCTTACAAGGTGCTTTAGATTCTTCTAAGTTATTCAGTTCTAGGTTAGCTAGGACAACAGGAAGAGCTTTTAAAGAGGGTATAGCAGAAAGTACAGAAGAAGCCTTACAAGGAATGTCTGGTTTATATGCCACTAATGTGGGTACAGATGTTGCCTTAGAGAATAGGAGACTTTCTGAGGCTGCTACAGATATAGGCAAACAAACTAAGGGATCAGTAGAAGCAGCAGCTCATGGTGCTATTGTAGGCGGTTTAACAACTGCTCCTCTATCCACACCAAAGATAACTTTGGAAGCCCTCAAATCTTTAAAAAGACCTAATCGTAAAGTTGCTGATGCTGTAAAAACAGGAGTTGAATACGTTAAGGATAAAGCAGGATTTACTGTTGAAATGGATCCAGCTTCTCCTAAATATGCTCCAGAAAAAGCTCTTGCACAAAGAGTACAACAATTTGATCCTGAAGCTCCTGAAGCTGAAAAAACTGCTGCTTTAATAGATATTGAGCACGATAAAGAAGATTTGATGACAAAAGTCGAAGAACTCGACAGAAAAATAGATGCTGCAAGTGCTAGTGGATTGGATGCATCTAAAGAAATAAAGGAAAGAGATGCTCTATTAAGAGATAAGGATACTTATGCTAGGCAAGTTAATAGAGAAATTGATTCTACTAATACTCCTATTACAGAAGTAGAAGCAGCAATACAAGATGTACTTTCTAATGAAACTCAAGAAGATAAAAATAATGAAATTATAGAAGCAAAATTAGCAGAACTAGAAGTAAGGATGGCTGAATTAAACTCACGTACTTTGGGAAGTATTCAGGAAAATATTCCTCCTACAAGTAGATTTCATGCAATGGCAGGAAAAATAAAAACAGCCAAAGATAAAATTGATGAATTTGTTAATTTTATCAATGAAGCAAGGAAATCAACAAAACAAGTTACCAGTGATGTTTTAGATGGAGTTAGTGCAAGATTTCCAGGTGCTAATAATTATTTAAAAGAAGTCCAACAGACTATAGCTTTAGGAGATTCTGTTCTTGTTGGAAAGAAGATGGGTAGATTGGGAGAATTGGTACAAACAAGATATGCTAAAGCCAAATTCTTAAATAATGTAAGGGAACTCTTTATACAAAGGGCAGAACAAGAACGAAAGTTAAAGTTCATTGGTGGAGAAATAACTGAACAAGTTAAAAACAATATCGCTGCTTTAGATAAACAAATTCTTGATGCTGAAAATGAATTTAATGAAACATATCCATCTCATTCTACGGATGAATTGGGTAAGTATGCTAGAACGGTATTTACTAATGTTTATTTTGGTTTAGATAAAGAAGGCAAAGCTTACAAAAATAACTTAAGTGTTGGAGAAATAATAAGAAGAGAAGCAGATGTTCTTGCTGCAGTTTATGATGCACTTGTAGAAGTAGCCCAAAATAATCCAAATGTTAAATTACCTGCTGTTCCTACAGTAGAAGAACTAACATCTTCAGATTTTAAAACAACTCCAAATAAACCAGTACAAAGATGGGCAAGACAGGATCCAAATGGATTTGAGGTCTCTTCAAGAGCACCTACAGAATTAGGTAAAAAATTTAGTGCATTAGTAGCAAAACTTAAAGATGGAAGGACTATTGAAGAAGCATATCAATTAGATGTTAAGGGGTATCGTGAGGAAGGTAATGATTGGAAATTAGGTAAAGGAAAACCTTCCAAAAAACACTACCAAACTTCTGAAGGTAGAAAGCAACAATATGAAGAATATAAGGCTTTATGGAAACAATTTTTACAAGAAAACCCAGAACTACATAAACAGTTAAAAGAAACTGTTGGTGATAAGGTTTTGACCGATGTATATGCAAATAATGATATAAATCAAGCTAGAGCATTATCTGAATTATTGGCAGAGTTACCTGTTTCAGATACAAATGGTTCTGCTACTCCAACAGAAGAAATTTCTACCAACTCTAATGGTTTTATTAAAGGCAAAATCTTAGGGGGTTTCAAAAGAATAGTTGAAATAATTGGAGCTGAAGTTTATCAAGCACAGTTGTTGTCAGAAGAGGCTGCTAATGCTTTGCATAGAGCTTTAGACGCACATTTTACAGAAGAACTTAAGAAGCCAGTACAAGCTGACGGTAATCGCTGGAAATTAAAAAGCATTTACTTTGGGCCATCTGCTTATAAGTATTCTGGTTTGACTCGGCCAGCTACACCTATTCCTGCATGGTTACAAGAAATTATTTCCAATCTTGAAAAAGAAATGGGTTTAATTCCTGGTTACTTTGACACAGCACTTATTAATAAATACTCAGATAATTCTGTTAAATTAGGAGCGCATTCTGATGCTGAACTTAATTTAGTAGGTACAGAAGGAACAGTAGATCCCACAGTATTAACACTTTCTATAGGTGCATCTAGGGATATAGTAATTAGTGGTACTGGTAAATTTAAAGGAAATAACGTAACTGTTCCATCTATCAATGGTGGAATGTTAATTATGGGCAAAGGCTCACAATTAAATTATTTACATGAAGTTACTCCAAGTAATGATAATACTAAGGGTGTTAGATACAGTATTACACTACGTCATGATGCACTTGTAGCAGAACAAAAAACCAAAATTACTAAACTTGCTGAAGAAAATGCAAAATTAACTGATGAAGAAATTGCTAGTAAAGATTTACTTAAGGACATTCCTAACGAATACAGAGAATTTGCACAAGAATTTTTAAATAGTGAGATTAAGAGAATTAGGGAAGAGAATAATATTGGAAGTACTCCTACTACTTCTTATTCTAAAGAAGTAGAAGGTATTTATTCTAAATTACCTAAAAAATCTATAGCAGGAAGAGTTATAGAAACATCTTGGTATACTCTTAAAGATATGGCTTCCCATATCTTAGATTTAGGGGATAAATCTAAAATTGTTTCTACAAGAATCCCTAATTCTTCTCAACATT